ATGTCGCTATCGTTTTAAACGGCGATGAAGGCTTGCTCGAAGCGGAAGTGATTAAGTTCAATTTCACCCGCGCCTTTAATTATTGGATGGTAGTTAGACTCGTTCGCGCTGGTGTCCGCGGTTGATTATCAATTGCACGCTTGAGCAGCTTCCCGGTCTTATTCGCACGGCTAACGGCAAGCGCAAAGAACGCATCGAAGCGGCGATCGCCGAGGCTATGCTCTTAGGGGCGGAGCTTTTAGCGCAAGACGCTCCTAAAGCGTTCGGCGCGTTGCAGCAATCATTTCACGTCGAGGGTAAGGCGATCGTAGCGGACGCACCGTATGCTGGGCTTGTCGAGCTCGGCACGCGGCCACATATGCCTCCGTTCCGTCCTCTCTTGGATTGGGCTACTAGGATCGGGGCGAATGATCCGGGAGCCTTGGCGTACGCTGTACAGCAAAAGATCGCTGAAGTGGGTAGCCAGCCGACCAACTTCGTTAAGAGCAACATCCCTAAGTTGAAAGAGTCGCTAAGGGAGTTAGTCGAAAGGGCACTAAACCGTGGCGAGTGATCCTAGAGTCGCCGTACGAAGCGCACTCGCTAACTATCTACGTCCTAAAGTGACGGCTCAATATAGCGCCGCCTTTTCCGTCAACGAAAACTGGCCTACACCGCAAGCGAATTTTCCGCTCGAGGCGCTTACGATCGTCGCCCCCGGCGGCGTTCGCACCGATTGGCATCAGCCTACCGTCTGGACGACTACACCGACGACGGGCGTCAACGCTAACGTTTTCTATTCGACCGCGCTTATGGAGATTGATTTACAGATAGACGTCTGGAGTCAATACGAAGATATCCGTGACTCTGTTAGCGCGTGGCTAACTCCCCAGCTAAACAAGACGCCGTCCGTTAGCCTCGGTCTGACAACGTTCCCAGAGCTCGGAAGCGCACCCGGTCTAGTTATTCAAGTGCCGCTTTTGAATAACTGCCAAGCGGAGTTTCTCTTTGATTCTACGCCACGGCTGATAGAAAACACGAATGCGGCCATGACCGGCGACTGGCGCGCGACGTGGCTCGGCACCGCGACCGTGCATTTTACGACTATCGAACAGCAAGCGATGATGCAAACCATCCTGCTCAATCTCAGTATTAACGGCGCGACTGTAGAAGTCAAACAGTTAGCACCGTAACCCTTCCGTCGCACCCTCAATAGGAGTCCAAGTATATGCCTCTTTTTACCGCTAACACGGCCGCGGTTCAGCAGCCCGGTGTGTTTCTGATTGAGGTGGCGGCGCCCACTGTTATCGACGGCGTAGCAGGCGGCTATGTTGGTCTCGCGTTTCAAGGCGAATGGGGTCCGGTTCAGACTCTATACATCCCCACTTCGGGTGGGGATATGATGAACACGTACTTTCCGGCGGGAAGTGCGCACACCTCGACGGGCTACTACGCGGTTATGCGGAGAAAAGCGACTCCGTGGGCCATGGTTCGAGTGCTCGGCACTGGCTATGCGTCGGCGACGTACAACCTACAAGATGCGGTTCCTGCCAACGTTATGTTGCTGACCGCGAAATATCCAGGCACGTTGGGCAACAGTATCACGGCTACCGTCGCGGCCGCCACCGACGGCGTAGCGAACCACTTCAACCTGACCGTTACGCTGACTAACGCGACTACCGGATCGACGACTGAGACGTATACTAACTTGCAGACGATCGCTCCCGCGATCCTGCCGGTGCTTACGAGCTCGAATCTGCTCGCGAGCGCGACTCTGGTGGGTACTCCGACCACGCGCCCGGTTAACGGTACGTTTACGCTGGCCGGCGGATCTGCCGGTGCAGCAGTCGGCGCAGCGGATTACAATACCGCTTTCACCCAGCTCGCGACTAGCGGACTGATTCGAGTCAAGTGCGTCGACGATTGCGGCGATACTATCCGCGCCGCGGTTAACGCTTTCCTGCAGGCCTCGGTTGACGCCACCACCAACTGTATGGCAGTGTTGCAGGGTTCGCCTACTAACGCTCTCGCAGCGGCTATCACCGACGTCGCCACCTACCGCGACGATCGCGTGATTTACTGCGGATCTTGGGTCAACGTCCTAGACGATAACGGGACCGTCCAGCAAAGTCCATTCTCGACGTTCGTCGCGAGCGCGATCGTCAACCTCGAGCCACAGCAGTCACACGCATGGTGGGATGACCGAGTCACTACGTATTACAACGGAATCGCGTCTATCCCTAACACGATCCTGAACACAAACGACGACGGAACGAAAAACCAGTGCACCACTAACGGCATTTGCCTGCCCGTCCGTCTGGACTCCGGCAAGTACGCCGCACTGCATGACCGTACGACGTCGCTCACGACCAGCAAGCTGTTCTCGGTCACTCGCCGCTTGAAAGACTACTACGGTCTTTCGATCAAGGCGGGAATCCCGGGATGGGTCAACGGTCCCAACACGGGCGATCAACAGCGAGCGCTAAAGATCACGATCGATGACTTCATGAATCGTGAGCAGATCAAGGGCCGCAATACCGGCTACACGATCGATACAAAATCCGGTAACACGGCTTCTTCTATCGCGCTGGGTCAGTTTGTTGTTATTGTGAACGCAACGACCCCCGCCCCGATGGAAAAGATCTTCATTATGATGAACGTCGGTCCGACCGTCGTCATTGCAGTTCAGTAACTTCTTTCTACAGAGGCCTAATTAAATGGCGATCGCTTCTAACCCTAAGCTTCCAGTTACTGGCCGCAACGTCGTCCTAACGATCTTCGTCGGCGGCACTCCGTTGACCCAGACTGACGTCGCGCAATCTATTTCAATCACCGAAGTGGTACAGCAGTACCGTGACAAATACCTCGGCCGCGATCGCGACCGTCCCGATGAGCAGACCACAGGCTATGACGCGACGATCTCGCTTCACTATACTGGGTCTCAGCTAGTGCAGGCTTTGTTCGCGCAGAAGACCGCACGGCAGACTCTTCAGCCCGTACCGCTGGTTTCAATCGGGCTTACCGTCGCCAACCGTGACGGTACGTACGACGGTTATTTGCTGCAGAATTGCACCGCGAAGATCGCGATCGATTTCCGTGGCAAAGAAGACCGCGGCATGATCAACCTTTCGCTACAGGCCGAAGATCTCCGACTGACGCAATCGTTGTAATTCTTCCCACCCTTCCCCGCAGTCCCCCGCTCTAAAACCCCCGAGGCACAATTGGCCACATACATCGAAACGATCCTACCTTCCGGCAAGGGTCTTAGAATCTCCAAACTAAACACCCGATCCTTCCGCGAAGTTCAAGAGCGAGTTGTCAACCGACTCGGCGAAGCAAATTCGAGCCGCGTCGCGACTGCACTCGGTCACGAGATGCTATTGCGTTCGTTCGCCGGCATCACGAATGGACCGCTCGAGTGGGTCTACGGCGAAGACAAATCGGTCGATATCGACGCCATGTTGTCTAAGGTCCCCGGCGAGGCTTGGTTGCGCCCGACCTATGAAGAGCTCATCATCACGGACGGGAGCATGTCTCTCGACGTGTTGCTCGACGACGTGAGCGATTACGCTACGGCTATCGGCCTGGTGCAGGATGTGACCATGCCGAATCGGGGGCGGGCGGGTTCCCTCGCGGGAAAAACTCGGACGGCTTTCGTCGAGCCGTAGCCTATCTAATGCGGTACGGGCACCAGCCCATATCGGAAATCATGGCGCTTTCGCTCGACGATTTGAGTGCCTTAGTCGATGAAATCATCGATATAGTCAACGCCGAAAACGCTACGGGGTCAAAGGAGTAACATGGCCGACACTACATACAGAGTGTTGGTTGATTACAACCTCGAGACTCGTAACGCCGAAGGTGGTATCGATCGGCTCAATACGCTTTTTGACAGACTTAAAGGCGCCGCTACTCTAGCGTTCGGTGTCTTAGGTCTCGAGAAAATGATCGAGAAGACGATCGAACTCGGTTCGGCCGTCGAAAATACTCGGATCAAACTCGCGGGTATGATGACGGCTGGCGGAGCTCCTGGGGCGAGCGACTTCAATCAAAGCCTCCGACTCTCCGGGCTCTTGATCGACGAGCTTCGAGAGAAGTCTCTACGCATCCCCGGTACGTGGCAGGATCTGGCCAAGATCGTAAACACGATCACGGTGCCCGGGTTGAACGCTGGCCATTCGATGAACGAATTGTCAGACATGGGAGCGAAAGCGCAAAGTCTTTTCCTCCCGCAGGGAAACGACGCCGGCCAGATCTCGCACAGCCTTCGGGCGATGCTCTCCGGACACGCGCGAGGCATGGATCCGATTTTCACGCTGCTATCATCTGGCATGAAGGGAACCCCGGGCGCCAAAGAGTTCAATGCGATGAGCAATACCGAGCGCTATGCAGAAACGCTCAAAGCGCTCGAGAAGTTCGATCCGGCTATGAAGGCCTTCGAAAACTCCTGGATCGCCGTGTCGACGACTACGAAGAACTACGCCGAGATGCTTTATACGACTTTCGGCGGGGGCGTCTTCGATGCTCTCAAGAGTACGCTAAATGATCTCAATGACTGGTTTGCGAAGAACAAAGAAACTATTGACGCTTTCGCGGTAAGCCTAGGCGAAAAAGTAGCCGGCGCACTGATTAAAGCGTTCGAGACGGCCAAGACAGTCGTAGCTTTCCTCTGGCAGCACAAAGAGTTAATGCTAGGCCTCGGCGAGTCTATGCTTCTAAGCCGGGTGGCTGGGAAGTTCGGATCGGGTACGACGGGCGCCGGCGCAGATGGAAAACTAAGTTTAGGTGCTATCGATCCTTCGGTAGTAGCCGGCGGAGCTTTGCGCGGTTTCGGCATGGCGCAGATCACAGGATCTGCGACGGAGATCGGCACCGCAATGATGACCCTAGAGGGAGCGTTTAGCGCTCTAACAGGCAACGTTGGATTAGTGGCAAAAGGCCTCCTGGTCTTCCACGCCGCTTTGAATAAGATCGCTGAGTGGTTTGATAAAGAGCACTCTAGTCGAATCGGCGGCGCAGAAGAGTGGAGTAGTATCCATCGCAAGCTGTCCCTTGAAGCTAGCGGGGGCGATACTAAGAGCCTCCTCGCTGCGACGTCGACGCAATTGCGCGACGCTGGTGTGATCAAGGGGGACATGTCGAAGGGGCTGACTTTCGATCAAAGCGCCCTGCAAGCATATCTCGCTAACTCTAGGATCGATGAAGTCGCAGCGAAATCGTTCACCATACTCGCCGAGAAAGCCTTCGCGGCAGCGCGTATGAACATGCCGTACGGTCCCGCGGCTCCGACTCCCGACCAGATTCTTGCCCGTAAGCTTGCCGAAAAAGGCAAAGTCAAAAACGGCGGCAACACAAATATCAACGTCAAGATCGAACAAACGATCGAGAACGCCGACGATCCGGAGCGGGTGATGATAAAGACCCGCGAAGCGCTGGATCGATTTCTCATACATCCAATTGAGACCGGATCGAACATTATCGCGCCGCTTAGGTGACCCATGCCCGATGATCTGAGGTTCTACCCCCGGGCGATGGTTTCCTTAAATACGATCCTCGTAGATGGTGATCCAAACGGTATTGAGACAACACTCTACCCCGACAAGGTTACCGTAAACCTCCGCCCTCATCACCAGGCATCGGGCGCCGAGATTATAATCAAACAGACGTACCTACCGTTTGACCCGCGACGAATAAACAATATGTTTATTTCAGTTTATATGGGGGTCTCAACCGATAGTAAGGCAAGTATAAAGTCGCAAGACACGCAAATTTTTTGTGGATGGATTGACGATCTTGACGTCAAATATAGCGACTCGGGTCCGCTAGTCTCAATCAAAGCACGTGACGTATCCGCATACCTGCGAGATGAAAAAAATCTAGTCATTCGCGAGTATAAACAAAATGGCGTTGTAATCTCTAAGATTAACCCAATCCCCCGTTACCAAGATTCGATCGTCAAGTCAATTGAAAAATTGCTCCAATGGGCCAACATCCCAAACACAGCAATCTTTGTAGAAGATAGATCAAAGGATGGCCGTGCGTCGCAGCCGATGTCGAAATATACGCACGGGCGGGGTGGCGATGGTTTCGTCCCTTTTAAAAACGGGTCGAACGCTTGGGAAGTTATCGAACACCTTGCGGCGCTGACATCGCTTCTGATTTCGGTTGATAAAAGCACGATCGTAATACGCGATCCGGTTAACGCCTTCCCACCAGCGGGAGCGGCAAAAGTCGCCCCGTCCTATTCATTCGTTTTCGGGGAGAATCCTAAATCCTCGTCGATACCGATCCAGGTTCTTAGTAACACGCTCTGGACAACGAAACACGTCCCCGTGTTCAGTCTCGAATTAAAAAAGAAGTTCATCCGGAATCGCAAAGGCGTTCGGTTGGTTTCTTTCGATTCTATTAAACACAGAAAAATCATCGCCGACTTTCCGACTAACGATAAGCTCCCACCTAAGAGAAAAGCGAAGCTCGCCCCTAGTAAGCACCCAATACATAAGACCCGTGAGGTACCCGATCCGGATCGTGACGTTTGGGTAGTAGGCGGAACGTTAGGGATTCAAACACAAGAGAAGCTAGACGAAGCCGCAAAGCGCTTTTACCTCGAGCGCTCCCGTCAAGAGATGGAGGGCGAGTTGACTACCTATATATGGGATGATCAACTCTTTGCACTTCGCAATGCTTCTCGAATTGACATCCGGATCAAGCCAGAACTTGAAGCGGAATTAATCAATTTAAAAGATCCACAGAAGCAAAGCATCTTCTTACAAACTCACGTCGGCATAAATAAGAAAGCAGCCGACGCTTTTGTCAATGTGATGCTGAATAAAGAATCAGACACCTACTACGTCCGATCTATCTCTCACGAGTGGGACGCGGAGCAGGGCGGCAAGACCACGATCGATTTTATCACCATGTTAGAGACTGACCTAGTAAAGGGATCTTGATTAATGTTCGACCTTAGTCAAGTCCTCACGGGCGCATATATTCGGACGATCGCCGGCATCCGTGACCTCGGCGAAATTATTGCCGCCTACGTGACCCATCCCGAAGGTGGCTCGGTCACCACGATCGCGCCCGATCGGTCTGATATCTACGTCAAGATTATCGACGCTATATCAGATGCGCCGATCATCGGGCGCTTATTCACGCCGCTAAATATTATGTTTCGCTTGCCGCTGAACAACGACAATGTCATGGTCGCTCGCGGGCAGGATACGCACGGGCCTGGCGCGTCTCTCGTAATGCACGGAATGGGTGGCACGGCTAACACCGTACCCCCGTGGCTAGACGCGAATAACTCCGGGATCTATCTTTCGGAAGGGTTTCTAATCGAGTCGACCAAAGACAAGATCATTATCACGTCAAACTCGAGCGGAACCCCGGCGACGGTGACGCTCAACAAAGACGGATCGATCGTGCTTAACGGTGGGAATCTGCAGGTAGCGAGAGCGACGGATCCGCTTACCCTCGGCACTATAGTCGTGGCGGGAACTGGTGTCGCTAGCGTCACGTATATTCCCGCGGGTGGTGTAGTCCCGGGCCCCGCGGGCCTCGCGGCAGCTATAACAGGAACCATCGCATCTGGTAATCCTACGATCAAAGGCTAACTATGGCTGACCCGAATGTGTTTATCATTGAGGAGGCGATCCAGAATGGTAAACGGATCGAGTTAGTCGATACAGATACCCCGTACGGTCGCCCGCGTGAAGTTGCCGCGTTTCAGTCCGGTGGAGAGCTTTCGATCGCGCAGAACGGGATTTATAACCCCGGTTCCGATCGCCCCGTAATTCAGATCATGCAGCCACGTGAGCGCCCGCTTATTATCAAGGGAGCGTTTCGCGATCGCATCTATCGCGGCGAAAAAGGTTTCGCGGCGCAAGGCGACGCTTCAAACCACGCGCGATTTATGCGCGACAGAATCGAAGAGATCCGACGTCGCGGCAACTATCTAAATATCACTTGGCAGAACGATACTCGCCAAGGCGTACTAGTCGAAACCACCTTCTCCGAAGAAGGTAAAAACGACATCGCCTATGAATTAAAGTTTTTCATTACCACACCAGCGAACGCCCCCGGCATTACGCAGGCGGCTGGTATGGTTCCCGTCGCGAGTCTCCAAGATCTGCAAGCGCAAATGGCGCTACTAGTCGCACAGCTTCGAGCGAAGATGCTGAACCTTTTCATCACGGCGATAATTCAGACCGCTATCAGCTCCGGATGGGACGCCATGGCGGCGTCTCTCGACGTCGTCGGAATTACTACCACGGCGCTAGAGAAAGCCTCCGCCTCTCCTCAGCGATTGACATACAAGGTCAATGCTGTTGTCGCCTCCGCTACGTCGGTGCAGACTCAGATCAATAACTTCAAGTTGATCTTAGACTCCACTCGAGCCGACGCGGCGATGATTATCGGCTCAGCCGATGCGTATGTGGTCTTCTGGAACTCGCTTTATTCCACCGAAGCGATGTTAGATCAGCTTCAATACGCGATGTGGGTCATGAAGAGCCAGGCCTATGCGATGCTTCGCGCTAGCACGCGGCTCTATCGGGTTCAGCCACTCGACACACTCGAATCAATAGCGCAATCGCAGCTAGGGTCAAGCGCTAGGTCGCAGGATCTTGGAGTGCGGCAAGACCAGCTCGTCGTCGGCAACTATATTCGCATCCCCCAGGCCTCTTAGCCGTCGGAGGCTCACATGGCGATCCTAAATCTATTTTCTCGCTCGCCTTGGCGAGTGACGTTGATTCAAGATGTCGTACCGTCGCTCGTTATCACCGATTACGTATTTACTCGACAAGACTCCGCTCCGACTGCGGTTATTGTTAATTACGCTTTTCTGGTCGGTCCTACGAGTGTTGAGCTCTCTCTAAGCGAAGCGATGATCCCGGGTGTCGCTTACACCCTCTCGCTACCAAACGGACCAGGCGCACCGACTGCGAACCTAGCCTATACGCTGCCTCTGAACCTTTCGCCTATCCCGGCGGTAGGAGCGGAAGATCCGGAGGCTGAAACCTACGGCGTAGATATCGACTGGTTGGCAGATAACTTCGTCGGCAACGGTGACACTCCGGTCATCCGTGGCCGTGCGTGTGTAGTGAATGACCTGCAGAGCCTAGCGCTAATCAACCCCGGCGAGATCTTCCACCGACCTGACGCGGGCGCTGGAATGAGGATGCGGGTCAATTCTCCGAACCAACAAGGAGAAGTTAGTAAAGCAACCGCGGCACTGAAGCGGGAATGGTCGCGAGACCCCCGCGTGCGTCAGAACGGTGTCTCGGTCAAAGCAGATTTGTCAACAGTCGGAACGCTGACAATTAGCGGCACGGTGCAGACTATCGCAATCGATGAACCGTTAGTGTTTAAAGTTCCAGGCGGGGGATCCTAAGTGGCAACTGAACTACCTACCCCGTCCGAGACGGCGACGATCGCACAGCAGAAGCTTCGATCGCTACTTGATCCGGGCGGCACGGGCGCTGTGAACCTCTCGAGCGGATCTAGAAACGACATCATGATCTCCGTGATGGGCGCTCTAATCAACCGGGTCAATACCTACGTCGCGGATCGCGTCTCGGCGCGCACTCTCTCGACGGCTACTGGCGACGATCTGGACGCTCTCGCTACTGACGTGTTTCAGGACGCTCGAAAGCCGGCAGTCGCGGCGACTGGCAATCTAAACCTCGTGCGTACGGGTACTGCCGTCACGGTCATTCCGAACGGCACCCGGTTCGCGGTTCCCGCTACTAGTTCGACTCCTGGGGTGTTTTACACGGCTACCCAGGACGTGAGCGTTCCTCTAAACCAGCTTACCGCGTACGTCCCCGTCGTCTGCACTCAGACCGGCCTAATCGGCAACGCTACCTACGTCTCCGTTACCTCTATCGCCGACTCCCTTGTCGACACTACCTGGTCAATCGCCCCTCCTCCCGTCCCGCTTCCCAACCCCAATACATATCTCCCGATGGCGGGTGGCGCGGAGCTCGAGACCGACGATCAACTACGTGCGCGTTTGCAGGCTTCCGCGTACGACGACAGCAAGAAACGCGGAACGAAAAAGGCGATCCAAATCGGAGCGCTACAGGTTCCGGGCGTCGCCTCGAACGGCGTGACCGTTATTGAGCCCGGCGACGGTACCGTGCTGGTTTATGTCGGCGATGCTTCGTATAATCTTTCGGCAGCGCTACAGGCAGCGGTCCTCGCGAACCTCGAAAACTGGCGAGCGTTCGGCGTCCCTTGCATCGTCAAACCCTACGCGGTTAACACGCTCAACCTCGTCGCCAATGTCTACATGAGCAAACCGCTCAGCAACTACAACCTGCAGACGATTTTGACCCAAGCGAATACGAACTTAAATAACTACTTTTCGAACCGCCCGCGACCTGACGAAGTTTACGGCGGGGCGATTATCTCGGCGCTTTGTGCGGCGCACCCTGAAGTGCAGACCGCGGCGATTATCACGCTTACAAATCAGAACGCTGCAGGCGTGCAACCTGATAGCACGTTCAACATTAAACACAGCACCGACGCGCTAGCAGGTGTTGCCTCCGCTCTCCCTCGGTACGTTATAAACAACACTTCGCTAGTCCTAGCGATCCTCCCTCCTCTTACTACGTAGGTAAACCGTGCCTGTAGCCTATCCCGGTACTAACCTCACCACCGACGTCGCGGATGCGCCTTACGGCGGAGCTCCGGCTAATCGATGGGGCACGCCAGCGCGCCAGTACGTCGACGGACTGTTACAGTTTCTCGGAAAAGCTTATCTAAAATACCTGCGAGTGGAGTATCTAACCCACGCGGTTATCCTCTCGAGCAATTGCAACGTCGGCGACGTAGCCGTATTTGACACGGGTCACTTTGTCGCAGCTTCCGGCTATTGGGCCAGAAACGCGATCGCAGCCTCTGGCGGAGCGACTAACGCGCTCGTTTGGGGCGTGTTTATCGAGGCTGGATCGGTCGGCGCACGCGTCCGCGTGGCGACGCATGGGGTGCTTTCGCCGGCTATCACAGGCCTCGGTCTGCAGCCAGCGGGCACGCCTTTGGGCGTTGATTTTGTCCTAGGCAAGCTCCGCGTGGCGATTAACGGAGATCCGATCGTCGGATATACGGATATCCAAGGCAACGCGCTTCTGTTGGCCCCCGGGCATCTGCTCTAATGATCCTGCCTATCGACGACACTATTGCGCTAGACCCTAGCGACGATGGGCCTTTGGTCACGGATAGGAGCGAGCGAGCCGCGCCTACTCTCTTAGAGTTGCAGAGACTGCTCCCAGCGTTCGCCCGGGGCGGTACAAGCGCACTTAGGGACGCCTGGCTGCAAGTGTTCGGTCAGATGGCTGCGACCATGCAGGCGCGCTACGGGTTCGTTTTAGAGGCACAGGAAAGCCCCCGCTTCGCTGAGGGCTTGTGGCTGGACCTATTCGGCAACCTGCTAGGCAAACCTAGGACGGCAAACGAGTCCGATTTTGACTACAGGGCTCGGCTTTTGATCCCGGTCGATATCGTTAGCCCAGCGGCTATCAAATCGGCAGTGAATAACGCTTTGACCCAGTTTCTGCCTAATTTCACGGGTTCGATTATCTACAACGAACCCGGTATCGATATGGCGCACGTTGCGCCGGCTACAACGTCCGATCCAATTATAATCAACGGCGCTCAGCAGTGGACCAACCCCCCCGCTAACCTCCTGTTAGCGATCCAGGGCTCTACAGCAACGACGTCCATCTCCTACGTGGTTGTCTCTCGCAACGCGCTAGGCACGTCGCAGGCTACGACGGCGGTCACTACCACCGTCGCCCCCGCGACGCTTACCGCTGCGAATAACGTGATCCTTTCTTGGAAAGCCTCCCCGGGGGCGGTTTCCTATGACGTCTATAGGACTGTGACGGCTGGGCTACCCGCGTCGGTGGGGTTGATTGGCAACACTACGGCGACCAGCTTCACCGATACAGGGCTGGCGGGCGACGCCAGCATAGCGCCCATTGTGAACACTACCGGAAAAGTCCCGGTCTGGTCGTCTTGGGTTCAGCCCGCTGTCCCCATCCCAGCGCAGCCGTTCGAAGCCGGCACGATCCAGCTTTCTAACGGTTCGGCGACGGTGGTAGGCACGGGAACTTCATTTTCGACTAACTGGGTAGGCAAGACGATCGGCACGGGGACAGCATGGTGGGGAATCGTCCAGAGCGTCACGAGCAACGTCGCGATGCAGCTGGTGAACCCCGCGACGATTACGACGGCCGCTTCGCAATTCACCATCACCCCAGGCATATATCGTGGGGTCAATTTTCGTTTGTGGGCAACCTATCCCGATATC